GCGAAATCATTGCCAAGGTGCAGGGAGCTGATTTGGGAAAATCGTCGGCTTCTGCCAGCTCCTACACGGAGAGGATGGCAATCTAATAAGGGCTGATTTCGCGGCGCGTGGATGGAGTCTGCAGGCCGACTTGGGCGGCAGACTCCGTTTCGCGGACGCAATCGCCTTGTGGGAGAGCCTTTCGGCGGACCCATCGACGTATACGGGCATGACTGCGGTGCATATGGTGCTGCCGATGGATGCGACGGCTATCATCACCGCGATTCAGGCGGGTGGCACGTCGATGCTTGGTGACCTCGCGCCCGAAAAAGCTAGGGAAAAGCACGTCGAAGTGACCGATGAGGAACGTCGTGCAGCTTTGGAGTCGATGAGCAGCATCTTCGGCTTCAAAAAGACAAGTGAATGAGTGAATAGAGGAGGCTGTCATGGCTGGCGGCAGTGAGCTGGGTTCCGCTCATGTGAGCATTTTCCCGCAGATGAAGGGCTTCCGCCAGAACGTGGCGAAAGAAACCGGCAAGGCAGTCTCCGACCTGAAAAACGCCTTTTCCAAAGGGTTTAACGGGCGCAGCAGGGCAAGCAGGTCGGCAGCGCCTTCAAAAACGGGTTCAACAGCGGTGCCGCCGAGTTGAATTCCGAGGCTTTGAAATCCTTTAAGAAGGATGTGGCCCAAGCATCGCAGAAGAATACTGACGCGCTGCTGAAATTCAAGGCTGCCGGCGTGCAGGTGCAGGCCGCGCAGGAGAAGCTGAACGCGGCCACACAGAAATATGGAGCGGACAGCACACAAGCTCAGGCTGCGGCCATCAAACTCGAACAGGCGCAGATCAGACAGAAAGCGGCGGCTGACAATCTCAAGGCGGCGACCGATAACCTCAAGACCGCCAAGGGACGGCTTAAGGACCTTGAGACGCAGTTGGCGGCCGAAGCGGACAAGTCCAGGAACGTTTTCTCCCGCATGGCGTCGGGATTCGTCTCGGTGGGACGGCAGGTCGCAGGCACGATTCCAGGCGTGAATTCCGCGATGCGGAAGATCGGTTCGACGGCCGGAGAGGTCACGTCCAACATCAAAAGCAAATTCTCTGCCGTGTGGAACGCCTTGCCGGAGGGTGCGCGTAATGCGGCGACGAAAGCCGGCAGCGCCTTGCATTCGGGTTTGGGCAAGGCGTCCGGTTTCGCGTCGAAGGCCGTGTCCGGTATCGGCAACGCCGCGAAGGGCATGGCCACCGTCGTGTCCGGCGCGGCCACCGCAGCGGCCGCATACCTCGTCAACTTCGGACGCCAGTCCGTCGATGCGGCGCTCAAGGCCGGAGAGGTGACCGCGAAATTCCAGCAGGTCGCCAAAAACAACAATTGGACGGACGAAGAGCAGAAGTCACTGCTCAGCCTGAACAAGACGCTTGGCCAGACCGGCGTCATATCCGGCGGCACGTTGAAGGCCGCTCAGGCACAGCTCGGCACCTTCGCGCTGACGGCGGATCAGGTCAAGACTTTGACGCCCGCTTTGGCGGACATGATCGCCAACAGCAAGGGTTATAACGCGACGGCGCAGGATGGCGTGCAGATAGCGAATCTGCTCGGCAAGGTCATGACCGGCAGCGCCACGGCACTGTCGAAATATGGCGTGACCATGACGGACGCGCAGAAGAAAGTCCTGCAGGAGGGCAGTGCGTCCGAAAAGGCAGCCATGGCCGCGCAGGTCTTGGAAGCCAACTTCGGCGGCATCAACAAGGCCTTGGCGCAGACCCCGCAGGGCAAGATGACCATTCTCCAGCATGAGATAGCCGGGCTGAAGACTTCGATCGGCAATGATCTCATCGCTGCTTTCGGTGGCGTCGGCGGCGCGGTCATCAAGATGGTGCAGGCCGTCGAACCGCTCATCACCGCGCTGTTTGACAAGATTGCTCAGCTGGCGCAGAAGATCGGCCCGCCGCTGGAGAAAGTGTTCGGTGCTGTCGCCGACAAGATCGGCAAAATCGATTTCAACGGCCTTACAGGGCAATTGTCCGGCCTGTCCGGTCCCATCGCCGCCGTGACCGGCTTGCTTGGCGCGGCGGGTCTTGGTGGCGCTTTGAAGGGCTTGAGTGGCGTGCCGGTGATCGGCGGCATGCTGAAGGGGTTTGGGGAAGTGCTGACCGGTCTTGGTGGTCCCATCACCTTGTTGATTGGCGCTCTGGTCGGATTGATTGCCACGAGCCCGCAATTGCGCGCGCAGTTCGGCGACGTTTTGACGAACGTCTTCAATAGCCTCAAGCAGGCTTTCCAGACGCTCCAACCATCGATCAAGACGCTGATGGGCGCTTTCGGACAATTGGTTCAGGCGCTGATTCCAGTGCTTGCGGAGATCATTCCGCTTCTGACGCCGATAATCTCCACGCTGATCGGCTCGCTGGTCCCAGCCATTCAAATCGTGCTGAACATGGTGACCGGTCTCGTGAATGGATTGATGCCGATAGTCCGGAACATCCTCCCTGCCGTTGCGGGAGCTCTGAAGTATTTTCTTCCGTTGGTTCAGGCCATCATTCCGATTATTTCTTGGGTTGTCGTGGCTCTCACGACGGGCCTTGGCGTTTTCAAGGCCGTGACCACAGCCATAAGCCTTGCTTCGAAGGCTCAGGCCGTGCTCAATGCGGTGCTGAATGCCAATCCGTTCATACTTGTTGTCTCGCTTGTCGCCAGTTTGGTGTCTGCTCTGGTCTATTTCTTCACCTGCACTGATAAGGGCAAGGCCCTCTGGCAGCAGTTCACGGATTTCCTTTCGAACTGCGTGCAGAACATCCGTGATTTCTTCTCAGGTCTCGGCAATGACATTACAGGCTTCTTCACTGCCGCGGGGCAGGGCGTTCAGAACGTGTGGAACGGTGTCGTCAGCTGGTTCACTGGTATCCCGGGTGCCATCTGCAACTTCTTCGCTGGAGTTGGTGGAAGAATCACTGGCTTCTTCTCCAATGCCGCCAATGGTGTGGAGAACGCGTGGAATAACGTGGTCAGCTGGTTCGGTGGTATTCCCAACGCCATTTGTGGCGTGTTCGCCGGTGCTGGCGCGTGGCTGTGGAACGCTGGCTCGAGCATCATCAATGGTCTGCTCAATGGCTTGAAGGCTGCTTTCGGCAGAGTGAAGAGCTTTGTGAGCGGCATCGGCGATTGGATCGTCAGACATAAGGGTCCGCTCAGCTACGACAAGGTGATGCTTAAGCCTGCCGGCTTGGCGATCATGCGTGGATTCGACAAGAGCCTCAAGGACGGCTGGAAAGACGTGCAGCGCACCGTGAACGGCATGAATGCGCAGATTAACGGCGGTTTTGACGTGGATGCGTCGAAGTCGGGGCGCGCGAATGTCAGCAACGGCGGTGGTTCGACCACGTATGTCCAGCAGACCTTCAATTATCCGGCGATCGCTCCGACGAGCATAAGCACGCAGCAGAAATTGCAGACGGCGGCCATGCCGCAATGGTGATAGGAAAAGGGTGGTGCAATGATTCTCACGGATTATCTCATCAACGGCCAGCAGCTGACCGGTGAGCATTCGAGTCTGATCGTCGGCACCACCCATTTCACAAGCATCAGCCCTCGTATCAATTCCGTCACTGTGAATGGTCGGAATGGCGTGATGCTCCCAGCCGTTCCGGTGGCTTTCGACGCGCCTGAAATCACGCTCAAATTCATTACGGACGGGCCTGATGCGGATACTCTGATGCACCGCTTCTACCGCTTGTGCCGCTTGGCCTCGTCGCTGACGCGCGTGGAGCGTGACACGTCCACCGGCCTGACGCGACGTATGACCGCTAGCGCGGTATGCACGTCCTGTCAGCCGGACGGTGACGAAATACCGTGGAACAACCACCGCGCGGCCACAGCTGTCTTTCAGCTGCCTGATGTTTTCTGGCAGGGTGACTGGCAGACCGCCTCACTGCCCGCAGCCGGTGGCGTCTTCCTCTACGGCAAGGTCATGACCGGCAGCGAGGGCTGGTATTCTAACGCTCCGCTGCTCAATCTCATCCTCCGCTTCTCAAACGTCTCATCTGTGACCGTGACCGACCTCGTGACTGGCACGGACATCAAATGGAATGGCGTGAATGAGTCGAATCTTTACCTCGACACGATCAACCGTCACGCTTGGACCGCAGGCAACGCCACATCGTGGGATGGCGGCACTGATGTGACGTCCGGCATCGATTGGACGGGCGAGCCATTGCAGGTGTGGCCAGCCGTCGATTCCGGCAGTTATGCGCTGCAGGTCAAGCAGTCCGGCACGTCGGCGGTGACGTGCCGATTCAAACCTTCCTGGGAGTGATTATGGGCAAGTCTCTTCATGCGCGACTCGTGGCCTACCGTCCCTTCGGCGCGCGTATCGGCGTCCTTGCGGAGCCGGTGAGTTTCAGCGCTTCGATGCTCCACGATGATGATGGCGCCATCAGTATCGAGTATTCGATGTTGTCCGGTGACGCGCAGGCGTTCGATCGTGAGCTGACGGACGGTCTGGAAGTGGCCGTGGAGGTGTCGGACGGCAACGGTTATAGGGAGCCTGACAATGCTCGCTATGTCATCACTGGGCGCAGCGGCAAGACGGACGACCGTACCAAGACCGTCACCTATTCCGGCCAGTCGATCAGCTGGCTCCTGAGCAAGGCGGAGAACAACGATTCCAGCCATCTGCTCGCGGACGGCGATAATAAGGGCAAGAGGCCATTTTATTCGGCTAATCCGGGCGTGATTTTGAAGACCATGCTTGACGAGAACCGTCAGCGTGGTGGCGTGGCCACCGGTCTGACCTTGGGCTTCGACACGGCCAAGGATGCAAGTGGTGCGGCATGGGCGAGGAAGTACACGCTTTACTATTCCTTGGGCACCGACCTGCAGACCATTCTCAGTTCGCTGGTCAATGGCGGTGGCTGCGACTGGCGCACCAGCGGGCGCACGTTGAAAATGTGGAACGCCGACAGCACGGCATTGAGCCGTGACCTGAGCAAGAGCGTCGTGCTCCAGCTTGCTCGCGATATCAGCGAGGCACCCTACGAGGAGAGCATCAGCGATCTCGCGTCGACGATCCTCGTTGAGGGCGACAATAATCTGCTTTTTCGCATGGATAATCCGGCTGCTCCGACGCCTTGGGGCAAGTGGGAATCCTACAGCTCGCAGGGTGGCGTGTCCGACAAGGACACCGCGCAGGCATTCATGCAGTCCACGCTTGATGATGCGGCTAGGGTACGCGGCCAGTACACGCGCGATCTGGTGACTTCCGGCGTGGA